CCTTTTAGGCACTATCCGGAATCCCCGATACCTGTGCTATCCTGATACTATTAGAGATGCACTACGGGCCATTTACGGGGCTAATAGATGGGTATAGGCGACGAAATATTGAAGCGGGCTAACAAGCTTGTATGGTTCCCACAGAAGGGGCCTCAAGAGGATTTGCTTAAATATAAGAGCGTTCCTGAGATACTGTTTGGAGGAAGCCGCGGAGGGGGTAAAGGCTTGGAACTTTCTACAGAGGTTTTAACTACTTACGGGTGGTCTACCGTTGGCGATCTTAAAGTTGGAGATGTGATTTTTGATGCTGATGGCAAGCCTACGACCGTTACCTTTAAGAGCGAGCCGACTTTAAGGCAGTGCTATCTATTGACGTTTGACAATGGTCAGCAAATTGTCGCCGACGATGTGCATCGCTGGATTACCTATTCAAAAGCTGAACGAGTATCTAATCATAGGTGCACTGACGAATACCGTGCAAAGCGAAGAGAAGGCCGTCCTTCTAGGGCAAAAAGTGACCCTAAGAATGCGGGGAGCCAAAAAAAGGTTACTGAGCTAAATAAGGCGCGAGAATACCAGTACAAAGAGCCAAGTACTGGGACGATGCGGGATACCCAAGAGCTTTTTGAGACGCTCAAAGTGCAGAATGGCCGTGAGGTTAATCACGCGTTAAAGATTGCGGGATTTGTTGAGCAACCTGAGCGTGAATTGCCTATCCCACCGTATATTTTAGGGCTTTGGTTAGGCGATGGCTCCGCAGATAGTGCGCGATTGACGATTGGCGATGAGGATGCGGCGCAATTAACGGGCGAAATAGAACGATGCGGCTATCAATGGCAACGATATGATGGGGATATTGCTTACAAGATATGGCGAGACAAGCCATTTGTCTCTGAACTAAAGGCACTCGGGCTTATTGGGAATAAGATTATTCCTGAAATTTACCGAAAGGCATCTATTGAGCAGCGGCTTGCGTTATTGCAGGGGCTTTTTGATACGGATGGTAGCTGCAACAAAGATGGGCAGGTGGAGTTTTGCAATACGAATGAAGGATTATCGAGAGGAGTTTTTGAGCTATTGGCCAGTTTAGGGGTAAAGCCATTTATCACGTCAAAAAAACCAATTTGTACGAATGGGAAGAATGGACCTGTAGAGGGGAAACTAGCTTGGATTGTCAAAGCGACTACTGCCCTCCCTGTTTTTAGGCTAATTAGAAAAAGTCAAAGATTGCCTAACAGTTTAAGGGAGACACAAAAATGGCATTACATCACAAATATTGAGCCGATAGATCCGGTTTGGACGCAATGTTTAACGGTGGATTCTCCAAGTCATACGTTTTTGGTGACAAAGAGTTTCATACCAACGCACAACACCGCCGCCCTTTTAGGGGATTTTGTAAGTGATGTTTCGGTTTATAAGCAGCACTGGATTGGGATGCTCTTCCGGAGGACTTACCCAGAACTAGAGGAGGTGATTCGACAGAGTTTCGAGTTTTACCCCCAAACCGGTGCTTCTTATAATGCGAATGAGAAGGTTTGGAAGTGGCCAAATGGGGCTAAGCTTTACTTGAGGTATATGGCGCATGCAAGGGATGCGACAAATTATCAAGGTTTTGGCTTAACGTGGATAGGCTTCGACGAATTGGGAAACTTTGCCACTGATGAGGGGTTTACCAAGATGATTGCTTGTTTGAGAAGCCCTCACGATGTGCCTCATAAGCGGATCCGATGTACTGCGAACCCGGGAGGCGTGGGTCATGGATGGGTAAAGGCGCGTTATGGGATAGCCGAGAACCCTCAAGGTTATAAGCTACTTGAGCAAGACACCGGACTTCATAGGATGTTTATCCCTTCTAGAGTAACCGATAACCAGATTCTGATGAAGGCCGACCCTACCTATGTTCAAAGGCTTCACGAGATTGGGAGCCCTGAGATGGTACGGGCGTGGTTGCACGGGGATTGGGACGTTGTGGCGGGGGCTTACTTCCCTGAGTTTAGTCAGGAACACGTAATTGATGCGATTGACCCTGATGATATCCCAAATCACTGGAAGATTTACAGGGCATACGACCATGGAACTTATCACCCCTTTGCTGTGCTCTGGTACACGTATGCCGGAGAGGATTGGAGAGGCATCAAAAAGGGCTCAATTGTCATTTTAAGAGAATGGTACGGTGGAAATGATAAAGATGAGGGACTAAAGATGTCCCTTGTTGACATTCGAGACGGGATTACAGAGCGAGAATCGACTATCAAGAGAAGAATTGAGCCAGGGCCTGCGGATAACCAGATATTTGAGAACCACGGAGGCCAAAGTATCGCCGATGCGTTGGCAATTGCAGGGGTTTATTTCTCAAGAAGCGATAAATCGAGAATCCCAGGCTGGAACCAGATACGGATGAGGTTAAGGGAGAAAAGCTTGCTGTTTACGAGGAGCTGTAAGCACTTGCTTCGAACTTTCCCGATGCTTCAGCACGATGACAGAAGGCCAGAGGACGTGGATACGCAAGGGGCCGATCATATCGGGGATTGCATTAGATATATTTGTATGCAATGGCCAATAATCCCACGGTTTGACAAGAAGAAACGCCGAGACCCGAACGCAGTAACCTATTCGGACTTGGTGGAAGCAGTGGACGATGTGAGCAATCGGTGGCGGATTTAAGCTCTTTTCATTTTAAGGCAATATCAGATACCCTTATCGCATGTGGTTTAGTGAGAGATTCTCTATGTAGGGGTTAAGGCGGGATGGCTGAGTACGAAAGCGACGATAAAGACAAAGAGCATCCCCTGCACACCGAGATACGACGGTGGAAAAAGGCGCGTGAGCGTTACTATGAGATGGCAAGGCGCAGTGAGCAGCTTTATGCCGGAGAAGATTATAGTCCTTACGTTGAAAGACCTGCACAATTGAACGTGTTTTGGTCGATTGTTAATACGCTAAAACCTGCTCTTTACGCTCAACCTCCTAAGCCGGAGATATTTAGGCGATACCCTTCAAAAGACACTACAGCGCGGTTAGGAAGCCAGATTCTAGAGCGTTGTACCCGTTTCCAAGTGGAAGTCTCGGGATTCGATGCCGCCGTGTCACGCGCCGTTGATGATTATCTTGTTGTTGGCCAAGGTGCCCTATGGGTACGTTACGAGCCAAAAATAGGCGTAGAGGTTCCGAAGATTCGAGTCCAAGAGCTCCCTGAGTCCCCTGCCCCTATGATGGGCCAAATGCCTGGAATGCCTCCGATGGGTATGGGCGAAGGCATGGGCGGCGAACAAGAAGGGCCAGAAGCTCCTGAAATGGGTGAAGCTCCTGAAGGTTATCCAGAAGCGCCCGAAGGCCAAGAACAGTACGTCGATGAGATGGGGCAACCTGTAGACCCTAGCCTTGTTAAGCAAGACGATGAAGGTTACTACATTGATGGCGAGCCCGTTGAAACGCTTGTCGATGAGCGATGCGTAGTTGATTACATCCACTGGACGGATCTGCTGTTTGAACCAGCAAGAACTTGGGCCGAAGTTCGCAAAGTAGCCCGAAAAACCCATATAACTAAGAAAGAGTTTAAGGAGAAATTCGGCGAAGATGCTTACGTTAATTATCGCAACGCGCAGGAAGCGGCGCAAGAAGACGCGGAGAAGGAAATAAACAAGGGCCGTATCTGCGTTTATGAGGTTTGGTGTAAGGACTCTAATAAGGTTTATTGGTTAGCTGAAGGCCATAACGAAATCCTAAAAGAGGACGAACCATATCTTACCTTTGATGAGTTCTTCCCCTGCCCTGAGCCTTTATTTGCTACGCTTACCACCGGACTTATTCCAAGACCCGATATTTGTTTTTACCAAGACCAACAAGAGACGCTTAATCAGCTTTGCCAGAAAGCCCAAGATATCGCCAGATACATTAAGGTGCTTTCAATGTCTAGCAGCGAGAACCCAGAGCTAGATAACATACTAAGAAAGCCAAACGGCACCCATATTCAGCTTTCTAACTTCCAGATGTACCTACAACAGGGCGGCGTAAAAAGCGCACTGGAAGTACTTTCGATGGCTGACCATGCGGCGATTTTGCGCGTGCTGCATGAAGCGATGGAGCAAGAAAAGCAACAGATTTACGATATCACGGGTATCTCGGACATTGTGCGCGGTACTTCTCGTGCTTCTGAGACTTTAGGGGCGCAACAAATCAAGACTCAGTACGCGATGAGTCGAATCAGTGAAAGACAGCGGAAAGTTGCCAAGTTCTGCCGCGATGTTGTCGCACTTATAGCACAAGTCATAAAGAACCACTTTCAATCGCAGACCATGATCAAGATGGCAGGTGTCAGTAACGATCCTGAAATAGAGGAGTATTTAGGCGGTGTAATTGACCTACTTCGTAATGATACGCAAAGCGATTATCGCATCGATATTGAGACAGATTCGACTACGTTTGCCGACCAAGAAGCTGCAAAACAATCTGCAATTGACCTAACTAATGCACTAGGCAATTTGTTCAACGTATTACTTCCACACGCTCAAGCGATTCCTCAGTTAATGCCGGTAATTAACGAGATAACTCTTTACACCACAAGCCAGTTTGAGGCCGGTAGAGAGATAAAAGGTAAACTTGAAAAAGCCCTTATTGAAGTTGAAAGCGAAATGGAAAAGGCTAAACAAGAAGCCAAGGCCATGGAAGAGCAACAGCGACAGATGCAGATGCAGCAGATGCAACAAGGCATGGACGGTCAAAGCCAAGAAAACGCGCAAGCTCAACAAGAAATGCAACAAGCCCAACGCCAAGCCGACGCACAAGCACAACAAATGGCGATGGAGCAACAACTAGCGCAAATGGACGCTCAATATAAAGCTCAAATTGAGAGTCTAAAACTCTCGATGAAGGCACAAGAATTGCAAATTAAGCAGCAGCTAGAGGCGCAAAAGATAGCAAGCAAAGAACAAATTGAGGCTGCCAAACTTCAGACAAAGCGCGATATTGAAGAAGCGAAACTCCGTGCGTCACAAGTTTCTGA